GACCATAGAATGGATCAACAATAAATCCATTCTTAAATCTATCAACGTTATTCACGTCAAGAATTTGTAAGTCAGCTGTTTCTTTTTCAAGTAATGAAAGAGAAGTGTAGTACTCAAGATTCTTAATACGTTGCTCTAGACGACCAATATCTCGCATTGTGTAGCGACGATTATCAATTAGCGTAGGGATAACGTCTTGTGGACCAAAGGTGTATGGCTTTAATGCAATTTCATACAATACCATTGCATCATCTGGATCTTTAGGTGCATTAGGTGTTAATGATGAAACACCTTTAACTACACCAAAGTTACCTTTAGCGTCTAGATAAATTTTGTCAATACGTGCTAAGTAGAAGTCAAAGTCAGTACGGATGTTATCACCAATACGTGGAACTTCAATTAATGATGCGCCAGTAATATTTGCACCAACGTCATTAACAAAAGATGTACCATCATCACGTACACGAGGGCGGAAGTCTAATGTATCGCGTAAAGCAAATGATTCGAATCGTGATTGATAAGTAGGAATATTGTCATATGCGATTTGACCAGTGTATGAATCTACTGAGAAATAATCACCGGCACCATGTGTGAAGTAATCAAATACAACTAATAAACGACCTGATGGCGCTGGTTGACCAGTCTTAAGTTTAATACGACCAATATCATAGAAGTTATCGCGTTGACCATTATCTAATTCATAACGATCAGTAATGTTTTGACTTGATGTAGTAGCATTAACCGTTGTGCTAGTAGACATGTAAACTGCTTTTAGTGCATAAATGTCCGCTTTACCAAGTGAATCGTAATTACCTGGAGTTGTATTAGGTGAAGTGATATTTAAACTAAAATTACTTACTAATGTTTTTTGTTTTTCAATTGCTTCTTGTTTGTAAACAGTTGCAATTAATGTAAATGATTGTGTTGTTAAACCTAAGTCATCTAATTTAATAAGAATGTTTTTACCATTTGGCGTACCAGATAGAACAACACGAGAACCACCACCAAGACCTGTATAAGCTGAGTCAAGGTTAATGATTGCGCCATTATCATTGCGAACCATTAAAAAGTCACGACTAGAATATGGTGTAATAAACTGCTCATTAACACCAGCAGTTAATTGTACTTGTCCGTTTGATAATGAACCAGTGTATACACGTCTAACAGCGTAGTTAGTATCAATTGTACCGCCTGTACCACGAATAGTTTTAATAACATCATATGGCATACGTACCAATAAACTATTAGCAGAAGTATCTTGAAGAACTGCGCTTCCAGAGTCTAAAATAATATTAGCTGTAGTTGGAGGAGTACCAGCAACATAAACAGATCGTACAGATGAAAAGGTTTGTCCATTACTCATCTTAATATCAAATAAGAAGAAGCGATATTCCGCAGCTGAGTTACCTAAAGTACCTGAGAAGTGCTCAATAGCTCTTACTCGCGCAGTGCCAATTTCTGTTCCCGGTGCAGTTCCACCAGAACTAACTGTTGCATTTCTTAATGAAACGATTGGATATGCAGTAATGTTTGGAGCACCATATAAATTAGTAATATTAACATATGCGCCAAGATTAAATGGAATAGCAACGTTGTTATCAGATGAGAACTCACGTGACTTATCTACTGGAATATAGTTAGTAGCTAATGTTTCAATTTCAAAACCACGAACATAAGCTTTACCAGCTTCCATACCAATAGCCAACTTAGATTCAAGGCCACCATTAACTGCAGTGTAAATGCCTCGATTATCGCCATCTTTTAAATGCTCACGAACTTCAATATTAAATGATTTAACTGTATAGTTACCTGATTCGTCATACGTTCTACGTGCTAAAGTCTCTTCAATAACTGAATAATCTGTTGAGCGAACCTTTGAGCGAATAACACCATCTTCAATTTGCATAATCTGAACAAAGTTTTCAGTATCAGCATTTAGTGCTCTTTTTGATAACACTAAATTGATGTTATATCGATGCGCGCCTGGTGCAGCATAGTTAGGAGATCCATTAGCGTTATCGTTTAAGCTTGAATCAATTTGTGAAGTAATAATATTTTGACTAATCGTAAAACCAACTTTGTATGTTGGTGTTATATTATACTTTTCTAAGATAATAGTTTGATCTTCAACTAAAACAAACATATCAGAAACAAAATATACGCCTCTAGCTATTGAAACAGCTGATCCAAATCCTACGCTATTAACAGCAGATTGAATTTGACATTCGCGAATATTTGGTCCATCTGACAAAAGAATTTCGTTCGCTGCAAATAATTTTGTTGACTTATTTGTACCAGAGTCACTATATTTAACAAATAATGTAATAGGATCTGTAGTAGTGGCTGAAGTAACTGAAACAACTTTTGCTTTTAAGCCAGAAGTTTGACTAGTTACAGTTGTTCCAACAAATTCATCAAGATATGTTGCAACATCAGAACCATTAGGCGCTAAATCATTAATTTTTACATAGCCATATTCTAAGTCAAGTGTTGTTCCACCTGGAATGACCATTGCGCCTTCTTCAAACATATGTCGACCAAAACGAGCAACTTGCTCATTAATGATAGTCTGCATTTGTGTAAGTTCACGTGCCTGAACAGCAACGCCTGGACGATATAGAATGCGATAAAACTTTTTATCGTCACTATAATCGTCAAAGTATGGATCTGAGTTATAGACCTTTAATGTCATTTGTATCTTTCTTAATTACATTTCAACAACTAAACGTACGTCTTCTGTTTGATTTGAAGCTCTATTAACAGGGCTTCTATTTTCTATATACAATACTTCGCCTGAATACTTTTCAATTTCTGGATTAATGATTGAACTAATTGAAGCAGTTACACCACTATAGTTAATAACTTCACCAGATTGGAATGGAACGTATCCAGTAGAGTCATTCTGATAAATTTTAATTGATCCACTATCAACACTAGTTATGTATCCTTGTGCACCAGACGTCTGTCCTACAACAATTGCGTCTTTAATAAAAGAACCACCAGTTGTTACACCATGATTTAAAATTGTTAATGCAGATTTTGTCGTTGATGTTGAAACGGTAGTTGTTCCATAGTCATATGGATTACGAATAATGCCTAATTGACGGTAATCGTTGTCAATAATAAAGTCACCTGATCCATCTGCACCTTCTAATAATACTTGAATCATTACATAGAATCCATTTAACTCATTAATTGGATTTGAACCATGACCACCAGCTGGAGACATAATCGCTCTTGCTGTTGCAGGAGTTGATGGTGAACCACCACTTAGAGTGACTGTTGCGCGGCTATAACCAGTTCCAGGGTTAACCATTTGAATACCAGTTACAACGCCACCACTAATAGTTGCTGTAGCAGTAGCACCTGTACCGTCACCACGAATAGTTACTGTAGGAGCAGTAGAATAACCAGCTCCAGCATTTGTCAATCTAATTCTGTGAATTGCTCCGTCAATAGCTGCATTTTGAATAGACCATTGAACTGAGTTATCATCTGAAGTTAACTTTTTAACTGGAACAAATGAGTTAGTCAAAAACTTATTAACATCATTACCAGTAATAGTAAACATAAACTTCCAACGATATCCATCTGCTAATGGCGTGTTATCGATACTTACGTTTGTGCCTGTTGGTTTAATAAATGATGCACCAGCACCGGCTTGAATACATTTGTACACGTTCAATTCGTCTGTAACAACATAATATTGCTTAGTTGATAATGCAACATCTTGATCATCATACTCAGTGTACACTGTACCAGAAATCCAGTTATATCTAGGAGCAGCATGACTTACTTGAGAAGAAGCAATTCGCTTAAGAGCTAGAACATTTGACCATGCGTCGCTTTCATCTGATAAGCGATCAATTGGAGTTGGAACTGTTGTATCAGTTGGAGTCCAAGGTTGTGTGCGCGCAACAAACAAGTAATAACTATTAAATGGATTTGAAATATCTGTTATTAAGTTTTTTGCGTTTTGGAATCGAAATTTTGAGGTTATAATTGCTGGCATTTATAAAGTCCTTTGACTTAAATTATATTAGTTATTTATTAAGATTATATCAGACGGTATAGTTAAATTGGTCTTAACGCCAGAATTAACTTCCCTAAATGTTAAGTGGCCATAATGGCTATTTTCTTCAGTATTAAGAAACTTACTTTGATCAAAATACAAATAGTTTGAGCTTAGTGCATTTATACTTTGGCCATATTTGTCTAATGATAATGTAGTGCGTAAGCTTCTGTGTGAAGCATACACAGAAGATATAATAATTGGTAATTTTCCTTCTTGTGGATCAGATAATCCAGGAGGTTGTCCATACCGTTTATTTGCAAATGACTGAATCAATACTTGTCCAAAGAATGCAAAACCAGTTGGATGCAAAAACTTTTTAACAGCGTCTCTCCAATAATCGATAGTTTGACCGGTCTTAATTACATATGAAAAGTTTTGATAGTACTTACTATCTTGTATATACTTCTTATCTGAAATGAAACCATCGTTTGACAAATAGCGATTTTGTGTAATATCCCATTTACCATCAGAAGGTTTTAATAAATCTACGCGAGGATAATACAATTCAATCTGGTCATTAAATAACAAATTAAACAAAGCTTCATATGAAGGAATAGAACCTTTTGAGCGATAAATGTCGTTAACTTGTTTATATAACTTACGTGGATCAGCTTGAATTTGTTGAGGAATAGAAGTAGCAAATTCACGCTGTAAATACTCAACAAATTCTATAGAAGCTTTGTCAATATTTCTATTATCTAAAAGAGTATTGATTATATGGCCAGGTTGATTATTGGCAGATTGCATCCACTCAAAATACGCTTCTAAAAATAGTTGTAAATTACCACCATTCTGACGAATGTGTTCAGGTATAATGCTATTTAAAGAATAAAAATCTTGTTTACCAGTTGCAATCGCCATGATTAGTCGTTATGCCTTGGTGTTGTGTTATAACCAATACCAGCAATAGATCCACCAGTTGCAATTGTATCAACCTCTGGATTAATTGTAGTAATTGCCATATCAATTTGTAATAGTTGATTACGTTTTGGTGCAATATCGTTTGAATTTGGTTGTGCTGATATTAAAATATAATTACCATCATATGCAGATGGATTAAAATTTTCTAAAACAACTAAACCTTGTTCTGCAATAATGTAACCAGCATCTTGAATAGTGACTTGTTTGTTATCACCAACAATACGATAAATTTGTAATGGATGGCGCACAGTTAAATCATTAGTAACTATACCATTAGTATTTTGTGGTAAATCATGAATGTATTGTGTAAAACCATTATATGTGAATGCAGTAGATGAAATAATCTTTTCATTACTACCAGATGAGTATAATGGTGCAGAAAATGATAAAGTATATTTTTTACTTACTCCAATTTCTGGAACTAAGCGCTTTTGCATGTATACACGAACAGTACTATTCAAAATAGCTGGATCTGCTGAATCAATTAATCGTAAAAGTTTAGAGTATCTAAACACACCATCAAAGCGTTTTAATTCAGTGTTATTATAATTACTAATTACATCTGAAACAACTTGACGCAATTCACCAGCTGTTTTATTAGTTAAGTTAGGATCATACTTAAAGAACACTTCTAACTTAATGTATGTGTACTCTGGATCTACTAACTCAGGTGTAATAGAAACAACGTTACGTGTTTTTAGAATTTGGTCACGAATAAATTGTTTTTCAGTAAGACTTAATGTTTCAGCGTTACTAGGTTTAATTGAGATGTAAGCCTTACCGTAATCTGGTGGATCATTCTCTTCACCACCCCACACAGCAACAGTTTCAATGTTTGGATAGTTATTAATGATAGCGGCTTTATAATCGTCTGGTGTAACAACGCGGTTTTGAGCTACATATGATAATGGGGCGTTAAACTTAATTGAGTCAATGTTTTCTCGATCACCACCTGCAGCAGCTTTATTTAATGTAGTGATTGTTACATTAGCGTTACCCTGAATTGATGTAGACAGTGTAAATACCGATGCACCATTAGCAAGAGCACCATTAGTACTTAACCATTCTAATTCTACAACGTTACCAGCTTGAAGTTTTCTACCAGCAATGCCATCACCAAAATAAACTTGATAAGTTCCATCAACGCCTTCTTGCAAAAAATAAGCTTTAGTGTTAGAATCAATTTCAACGAAATTTCTAACAATAGTATACACATCATATGAAGTTGTTGCGTTATTGTCTTTTACTTTAACTACCAATGAAGAAGTATCAACAAAAGGATCTGGAATATTAAAATACTGAGTAGTATCAAAACTATCAACTATGTGTGAATACTTAATTAATTTACCTTCACTAATTTTTAAATTTTCAAATTTATAAACACCATTAACCGGTGAAATAGATTGAGATTCTAAAACTGTAAAAGTATATTGTACACCATCTACAGCAGTAGTAAATTCAGTGCCTCTGTTAATAGTTAATGTAGATGGATTGCCTATTGGATTATTAACTAATACATCAATAAGTGCAAATGATGCGTTCATAGATCTTGGTACGTATCCAAGCATTTTAGCATGCGATACTACGTTATTTCTTAGTTGAGCTGAGTCTAAGAATATTTCATTAATTGCCATATTAGCATTAATTGCGTTATAGTGTGTATTATACGCTAATATATCTAAAAGAACAGAAATGCCAGAACCATCAAAGTCATAGTCTTTGAATTTACTTTGTGTCTTTAAATAATCTTTAAGATTTTCTCGTACTTGAAAAAAGTCTAGTTCGGTGACTTTTAAATTTGATGCCATTATCGTAATCTCTCTAGGATTGTTGTTACTTCTGCAATTTGTTCGTTAGACAAAATTTGGAATTGTATTGTCATAATATATGAATTATTGTCGGGATCATCAATAGCACTAACATCTAATACAGCAACACGTGGTTCAAAGTTTTCTATAACTTGTCTAGCTGCGTATTCTAAATCAGTAATTGTGATAGGATCTGCTAATTCAAATAGTAACCCTCTTACGCCACAACCAATTTCAGGTTGAAATGGTCTTTCATAAAAATTAGTTAAAATTAAATTAACTACAGATTTTTTAATAGCTTCAATATCTTTAATTGGATTAATATCACCAGTAACTGGATTTGGTATAAACGATAAATTCAAGTCGCTATAAAGAGTATCTTGAGCAACAATACTTGCTTTACCAACTTTGAGAACTAAGTCTGATTTATTTTGTGTACGCATATCTATATTTATTAAGCTTTCATGATACTACGGGCTTGATCACTATATAAAATGCGTTTATCTAAACCTATAGTTCCACCATTAACCTTTTTAGATAATGTAGTAATATCCCAGGAATCTGCAATAGCTGATAGATTATTTTTAGACCAAAACCAACAAGCTGTTTCTAAAGCAACTTGTTTGTCGGTTGCAACTAGATCTGGATTCTTAACAAGTCTATCATCACCATAAAGATCTTTAGAAGCTCTAGTGTAATTATAGCGACCAGTTAATTGTTTTAATCCTCTACCAATAAACTTATATCCATCTCCACTTTCTATATTACCAAGATTTTTAGCAACGTTATGAATAGTGGAAGAACCTATTGGTCTTTCATATAACCCAGTAGCAGTTTGTTTTTCTGTTTGTAAATATATGCTACAATCTTCAACAGCAGATAGTTTAAGTCTATTAGCGCAAATAGCGTAATAACCTTTAGCTTTATAATTTAAGTTTTCTTTTAGAGCTTTAAAATCACCAGATTCAACTCTGATTTGCGCAACAAATGCAGCAACTCTATCTGGAGTCGTAATTCCATATTTTGGAAGTGTTACTGCAAAAGCATCATACCACGCTGCAGCTGCAGGACCACCAGCTCTTTCTAGTTTATCTTTAGTGAATGCAAAGGTGAATCCACCAGCAGGAGGAGGTGCTGGAGTTTTTTCTTTTTCTGGATTCTTTGTTGGTGTTGGAGTAGACTCTGGTTTAGTTTGTACTGGACCAATAACATCTTTTCCGTCTTTATCTTTAGTAATTACTACAGCAACTTTTGGTGTATCTTTACACATATCGCTAATAGCATTAGCGATACCTTCTGGTGTTAATGCATCTATAATAGATTGTGTATCTGGTAACTTACCAGCAGCAAGATTTTTCAGTTGTTCAACTAAGTTTTCAGAAGATGCCGCTAATGTTGGAGGCTTTGGTATTTTATCAATTAAACTATCAAGATTTTCAACACTGCTTCCAAAAATACTTTTAAGTTGCGCAACCTTTGCGTTATACTCAGCAGGAGAAAGATATGGTAAAGATGCTAAT